ACTTTGGTGAGACCATCCTTCCTGTTTGGGGTGGCTGACAACCCGAATGCATGCCGAGGGCACAGTTTGAAAAGGGACTGTGAAAAAACTTTGGCACACACGTGATGGGCCTCGTCGACTATGAGTGTTCCAATACTATCGAAATCTTCGAATGAATATTCTTTGAGTGAAAGAGATTGAAGCATGGCGATGACAAAATCACACTCCACTTCTTTCTTATTCTGCTGAACGATACCTATGGTGGCTCCTGGACAAAACTGTTGAATTCTTTCTTTCCACTGGTTGGCTAAAAATTCTTTGTGTACGACAATCATGGTTCGTAAACCCAACTTACATGCTATGGCGAGTGATACCGTTGTCTTTCCATAGCCACAAGGAAGGGAAAGAACACCGTGTCCAGCCTCCACAGCCTTTCGAAGCGCTTCATTCTGAAATGTCTTGTCCCTCAACTTACCCTTGAACGCGATGGTCATACGAGCTGGTTCGGGTCTGTTGTCTTCCTTGGCTGGTCCAAACTTTTCTTCACCGTAGAATCTTGGGACACACAGACCATTCTTCGCCTTTCTAAAAACTTTGAAAGCGGGTGGTGCTACACCGAAATCTCCATTCACAATCGGACGAACCGTCAATTCTTTCTTGATATCCATGGTTTCGGGTACCAAGTACCCTGTCCTCGTGAGTGTCATACTATATACTTGTTGGTAGACTTTATATAGCTCAACTTCCACGTGTACCCACAGTAGTCTCCATGTGTCCACACACCCATGAAGGTGACATCCACATCAACATCATCATCCTTGACGAGAGAATGTACGGGTACACCTTCAAATGTACACATCACCCGTCTGTATCTGAATGGAATTTTCACCGTCAAAACATTTCCTTCGAGGGGGTTATCTTTATGTCTTTCTTTGAGATGGTTACGAGAATGTACGTATTCTATACGTTGTTTTGCATTGTCTGGAACAAAAAAACGTATATATTTTTTATTATTACAATCGTACATGGGAGTGTGCACTTTGCATGAGAATCTCATCTTTGTATGAGTAATACTAATATGAAAACTATAAGTAACTTTAAAACATCAGTGATGAGCAGGGGTCGGAGGGGTTTTCTAAAATCACAAAAACGTCTTCCCACTTCTACGGCAGCCTCTATACTCGCGTAGGGTGTATGTCTCGATGACATCATGCCACAGAGTGCGACATTTTTACTCTTTCCATAGAAGGGAATCTGCCCCCTGGTACTAAGTACACCAGCGGATTGATGAAATTGCCATCTCTTCCCATCCCATACAGCACCCCACGCAATCCGAACACCCGCGGGCTTCGGGAGATCTAATTGTTCCATCACCCGTCTCTTCAACTCATCGGGTGGCATGGTGAGTATCTCATCCGTGAGTCGACATAGGACACAAGAGACAGTCACACCATCCTCGAGCACCTCGGGAAGTATCGTCCACTCCGACCGCATGCCGAGTTCCAAATGATTTTTTAATTCAATGGGTTGATCGTAATCTACTAAAACATTAATACAGTCGTAAGCACTCTCAGTGAGTATGTCTACCGCTTCCGATCCCCAGTTATCCTTTATGAGTTTGGGTGCTGAGTTATGATCCAGACACAACACTAAGAGTCCGTCGGTGATTTTCTTTCCTCCAGCGAAAGTGGCTACAAACCCATCTTCGAAATATTGCACGTCTTCCAACGGGGTGTTGAACACGAAGGTGACTCCAGCCTTTTCGAGGGCTGTCTGCATGGCATCGGACATCACCTTACCCGAGACACGTTGCGTCTGTGGAATGGACAACCCGACATGGTTGAAGTTTTGAACAAACTCAAAGGCAGTCATGGTGTCCCACCCCACACCATCCATGATGTACGTCAGGGTTTCTACGAGCCTCTGGCCATCGGATGTCATGGGACCGAGTGCTTCCTTCAGTGTCATCTTGATGTATTTGTCGGGACTTGTGAGTACTCTTGCACTCAGAGATGTGAGAGCCCAGTAATCCTTCGGTCCGAATGACTTAAAGAGAGTGCCGTACACGGATGATTTTTCTTTGACGAACATGTCATCCCAGTTGATGTTCATCTCCCGGAATAAACTCTTCGTGTTGACAAAAGCATTCTCAAACACGGCCCTGTGCGCATGAAGATCCCTCGTGTGGACCCCTGGCTCCCACCATGATCCACCTGCGGATGGTTTCTTATCGTACACTATGACTTCGTGTTCGGTAAACTTGGTAAATTCCCACGCTATCGACATACCCGTGGGACCCGCACCGACGATGTGTACTTTCATTATTATTTAATGTATAAAAAATTTCTAAACAGTGGATACATCGTGATCAATAATAAAGTGATCAAGAATTGTACATCCGTGTAATCTCTACCCATGAGAAGGATGATAAAGTTCAATATGAGGTGCATGGGAAGTGGATCTTCTGGGCCATACCTGGTGTAAAAAGCCATGGTAGAAAGGAATGAGAGAAGTGCCGCATATATAAAGGTTGTTTTCGAAGGGTTGTACAAAAACCATGCGGTATACAGGAGTGAAATGTACGATATGTACATGGACCTTCTAAAGAGTGTCACGGGAGTATCCACTATTCGTAACTTAGTACCCGTGAGTAGGTTAGATATCCAATGGGGACCCAAGAAGAGGTACGAAAAATAGATACCGACAAACAGCTGCCACATCTATTATAACCCCAACAATTTCTTCTTCTCTTCAAACTCTCGGCGTTCACCCGGAGATTCGATTGGAGTCCCATTCTTGATGGCTTCGATTTCCAAACCAGACAACTGCATGGCATTCACCCTAAAGTCCTTGAACGCCTTCATGGTGATGGGTACCAGGGGTTCCACCAGATTGAAGATGGCTTCGGCGTAGGCTCGGATTTCCTGCTGGGCGTGACCATCCATCCGAAGTTGAAGATAATGCATGAGGTTATGAAGATTAATCTTCCAGTAAAATTCGGTGTAAGTCGATTGAGGAAGGTTCCCCCTCGCCTGTTCACGGCAACATCCATCCTCCAGAAGATGTTCATAGACTTCGAAAGACTTCTCGAGGTGTTCTTTCATATCATTGACATGTTCTTCGGAGACACTGGCTTCACCTGATGATCCCTGGTGATTCACAGTGGACTGACCTCTCAATACATCGGGTGTGTAATAGTCTTTGGGAACCACTGAATACCTGGCGGAGAGTTCATTGATGCTCGCGGTGCGATGACGCATGTGCTGTCGCGCGATGTAGATGGGCATCTTGATGTGAAATTTAAACTCCACCATCTCGAATGGTGTGGTGTGCCAGTGACGCATGAGATATCTGATCAGGCCGGTGTCTCCTCTCGATGTTTTGGTACCCTCACCATAAGAAACTCTCGCCGATTGGACGATGGACGAATCGAGATTCTCTTGGGGCATGTGATCGACCAGACGCACGAAACCATTATCGAGTACTTTAATCATTTGTGTTACTATGGTCGAATATCTTTATATGTGTACTATAAGATGGCGACTACGCTACGTGCCCAGATACACCCTGGGCAAAAGTATAAGACTTGGAGATTCGCCACAGAATTCATGGTCAGGAAAGCGTTCACCCGCGATCAGGCAAAGTTGGGTGCATGGACGAAGGATAACGTGGTGAGACTGGGTCCCACTTTCATCAAGCTGGGGCAGATTGTCTCCACCAGAAGCGATGTGTATCCGTTGGAGTTTGTCCGGCAGCTGGAGTCTTTACAGGACGACGTACCCCCGGTAGATCTGGGTGACACGATAGATACCTCAGTGTTTCAGTCATTCGACACGGTACCCTATAAATCAGCGAGCATAGGTCAGGTACACAGGGCTACGTTACATACAGGTGAAGATGTCATAGTCAAAGTGAAACGACCTGACATTTACGAAACCATGAAATACGATACAGACACCCTGATGGACATTGTAGCATTCTTGGAGCGGTTGGGTTTCGATACCGGTACCGGTACCTCTAACGTGTTACATGAGTCTGTGGAATATCTTTTATCCGAGACTGATTATCTACTGGAGATGAAAAACGCCACGATGTTTCATGAAGCCATGGAAGATGTGGAGTGGCTCAAGGCGCCGAAGATGTATCACGAGTATTGTACTGACGACATGTTAGTCATGGAGTACGTACCATCTGAAAAGTTGACAGAGTTGACAGATCCCCGTATAAACAAGAAGACCGTGTGCAAAGCGCTCATCAACTCCTACATCATTCAGACCATGGAGAAGGGATTCTTCCACGCCGATCCCCACCCCGGTAACTTGGGTTTCACCCCCGACGGTACCATAGTTTTTTACGATTTCGGACTGGTCATTCCCATTTCAGACAATCTCATGGAGGGATTTAAAAAACTATTCGCGTGCATAGTACAGAGGGACACCGCTGGTATAGTGGATATACTCATAGACCTACGAATCATTCTCCCGACGACATCGGACAAGGATGACATTCGATTATTCTTCAAGACTGTGTTAAACTACCTGGAGACTCTGGACGGCACGAGTGTCGCCAACGACATCATGGAGGATGAGGTACTCCTTCGGCTCGCACAGAAAAAACCCTTCCTCGTACCCACATCCTTCATCTACCTGGCGAAAACCTTCTCAACCATAGAGGGTATATGTGTCAAGCTGGATCCTGACTTTACATATTACGAATATTTGGAACCCCTGATTCAAGAGCAGGTTTCAGACATCATAGATGTAAATAAAATACTGAGTACCACTGCGGAGATGCCCTCGAGGATAAAGGACATAAGCACGGCGGTTTTGGGCCTGGAAAAATCGAGATCTTCCATGACCCGCAAGTTGGAAAAAACAAGAAAGGAAATACAAAATTCACAATTCATACTGTTGATGGCTATAGTCGCAGCGGAACAGGGTCACGTGACAGAATACACCGTGTTTCTAGCTTTGTACGCTGCCATGTCCCGTTACTTTTCATAGAAATCTATGGCGGTGGAGGTTTCCTTCTCGGGTTTGAAGAATTCCTTGTGATCCTCGAAAAGTTTCTTGGCCCGCTTGGTCTCCTCGTCGGCTATGTCCGTGAACTTTTTCTTGATGTTGTTGAGCTGACCCTTACGGTCCTTGATGAGTCTCTCTCTGAATTTCTTCACCTTCTCCTGGTCGGTCGTGAAGAAGGCTCTGGGCGTTGCGAGTGCTGCGATCATTTATTCTGTGCTGATATTTTTTATGAATTCATCCATACTCGTGTAGTATCTTTTCAAATCTTTCATGAATCGTTTTGTTTTCGTGTGTTCGAAATCGTTTTTATAGATCCATAATAGGTTGGGCTTCGAGTACTTGGTCCGCTTCTGGTTGTCGTTGGGTTTCCTGGCCACGATCTTCTTCGGAACCTTCTTGGTAGTACTGGGTTCCACCCTCTTGGTGAAGCTGATGGCTTGCATCACCGTATCCGCCAGATCGTCCTTCTTCTTGGAGGCATCGAACACTGGTAACCAGTGGTGATTATTCTCGTGGGTCTCTAAAAATGTTTTACACCTCTCTATGGATGCTTTCTTTCTCTTCATGTATTGTGCTCTACCTGGTCCGGATACATCGGGTATCTTAAAGCGTGCGTCGTACACGATTGTTTCGGTGGTGGGTGCCTTGATGACAAAATAGGCGTGCAAAAAGTTTTCGACCGTCTTCATCTTCTTGTTTCTGTCGGGTTGTTTCTCTATGAGTACCGTGTCAGCCTCTAACACCCACGGACGTT